CCAAAGCACCACGTTACATGTGGTTTCCAATTTCTTTGGGGTTCTTCATACTTCAGGATTGCTTCTGCCAGTTTTATCTGTTGTAAATTTGTCGCGATTCTAACTACCCCCCTCATACCATTTCCATTATTTATTTCCTCTCTTACGACTTCGACGTCTGTTCGTTTGCCCTGCTTAGGGCATTCGCCTTGCTCCCAATATTCGCCGTCTTTCTTTGAATATTCGCTAGCTTGTTCTGGCGTGCCTTTTGTTGGCTCAATATGCGCTTTACATAATTCATTATGAACAGCTTTAAACGACCGAGGATTTTTGAAATGGATATATCCTTGAAGATGTGGCGTCCCGCTTTCTCCTTTCTCGAAACCGATGACGTGGTATGTCGCGTCGATTTTCTTTATCGCCTCGACCTCCTCCGGGGTGTAGTTGTTCTTAGTATAGCAGTAACTTCTTGATTTCCCGCTCATATATATATATGTTCTATATCTTTAAATATTTTTGGAACATATATATTAAGTAATTGATGTTCAGTAGGGTTAAACCCTTGGAACAGATGTAGTGGAACGGAAGTGAAGGTAATACTATACTTCACTTCTTCCTTCTTTTTCTTTGGCATCATCGCTCTTGCTGGCGGTTAGGGGCAAAGCGCCACACCCTACGGGCAGGTCGTCCCCACCGCGCCCGCGTTCGGGCAAGTGTGCCGAAGCGGTCTATCGCGAGCGATACACATAAACCTAAAGGTTCATGTCCCAACCTTTTTCTTGAGAAAAATATTCTACAAGTCTTCCCAAGTAAATTTTGTCGTAAAATGAATTTTAACTAAATTTTGGGTATTAGCATCCCCGTTGGCCTGAAAATAGCACCCAGTCAAATAGGGCGCGTAATTCGTTGGCGAATTGCTACTATCCGTATATCGTAAAAGTTTTTTACAAGGTATTTTCATTTTGAAAGTTTTGATAGTATTTCCAAGATCTACATCTTGCAACTGTAGCCCTGTGGTATTATACACTCTTGGAGTTTCTAAATAGAATTTTTTATCATAATGTACCGTTACGGTATTTCGGTCTAATGGTAAATACATAGACCTAACATTATTCTGTCCGCCAATAGTACCGTCGAGATTTGTCGTAGATGCTCCCAAATCAATTATATTATTTAGAAATGTAGAGGTTACAGAATCATAAAATCCATTACGTTTATCACTGACTACCAGCAAGCGCACTACTATTCGAGTAGGACCCGGTAGTGCTTGTAACGCTAAAGAACTGACAAGTTCTAAATGACCCCAAATCATAAGAGATTTGCCTGTTATTTGTCTTCCTATACGTTGATGGTCATTTGACCCAATAGTTATATCGGGTATTAGCTCCCTTAAATCGCTGACAGCGTTTAAGGTGTTTGGCAGAAATCCTGGGTCTGGTGTAGTAGAAATAGATTTATCTTCTGCCTGGCCTTTTATGATTTGTAAAACTTTCTTTTTAAATGTGCCAGAAGGAGGTTTATTAGCTCGAGCACGTGCTCTACCACGCTTCTTCGTCGCTGTCGTTCGCTTTCTGTACCGCTTCGCATACATACTCAGTCATATCATATTCCTTTATATCGTTTATTGCTTTAAACTCTAATATTCTATCTAATCGCCTTAATAACTCCTTGCCCATTTGGTCTTCCCCCCTGAACATATCTCCTGGATGTCGTGAAGTGGTGACAATTATATTTTTTGCTAAAAATTGGCGTGTGCCCCCCTTACACTCTATAACGCAAGCGTAGCGGTCTAATAAATCAAGTAAGCATTTATAGGGCATCGTCTTACTATCAATATCATCGATAATGACGTTCTGGTGTGCGTCGTAGCCATCCCACCATTTCCCTTGATTAGAGGTTTTTCGAAAGAAGTCTAGTCCCGAAAAAACCTCATGCGCGTATTTACTTTTTCCTGTGGCAGTTTTTCCAAAGCACCACGTTACATGTGGTTTCCAATTTCTTTGGGGTTCTTCATACTTCAGGATTGCTTCTGCCAGTTTTATCTGTTGTAAATTTGTCGCGATTCTAACTACCCCCCTCATACCAT